CACTTGAACTGCTTCTGCATCAGCATAAACTTGAGGAACAATTGTTTTATAATCCTCTGTAGTAACAGCTCTTCCTTGTGAAGAATAATCTAGCGGAGCATTATATTTAATTGATTCGATTGTCTCTGGTTCTGCACCGCCAGTTGCGGTCAATATAGTTGTAGTGGTGTAATTTGAAACTGCACCAAAAGAAGAACCACTAAATGATGAAGCACCATTTGCAGCAGTTTTATTTGTAACAATATATTCTAGGATTACAATGTTTCCATCAGTGGGTTTTTTACCAACAACATCATCACCAAAGTAAACCTCAAACTTACCGTCTTCAATCTCTTGTAAGAAGTAAACCTTTGATATAGCATTAACTTGTGTAATGTCGGTTGCAAGAGTGTATACTTCTGTTGTTGAATCTGCAGCTGATGTTTGAATAGAAACCTTTAGAGTTGTTGTATCAGCACGATTGTCTGTTATCACATATCTCTTCTCTATATTGTTGCTGTCAACTGTATACTTTGCAGTGACAAGAGTTCCTTCATAGATAGGAACATTCTGAAATCTTACAACATCATTCGTTTTAATAGTTGTTATATCAGCATTAACAACAAACCCATATGTAGTTCCATCTACTTGTGTTGTAAACTTAGTTCCCTTTGGTAGAGTTACCGAACCTAGATTAGTCGTATCGTTTACAAATAAATCGACATATGCAATAGGAGCTCTAGCAGAACGAGGAGTATAACCCAAAGTCTTTGCGTGAGAGACTACCGAAGAACGAAGGGTTGCAGAATCCAAAAACGCCTCATTTAATGCCATGTTGGCATTCATAGCAAGGTAATGAGTGTTATATGCAAGCATATCAATGAGAACAGAAAGTCCAGAACCCTCAAAGTCATAGTCAGTAAACTCTGTCTGGTTTTTCATATATTTTTTTAGATTAGTTTTGATGTCATCGAAATCTAGTTCTGTGACTTGAAGTTTTGTTGCCATTTATCTTAGTCTCTCTAAAAATAAGTTTACAGTCTGCAATCCATCTGGAGAGTTCCGTAAGTAAAATTCTATAACCAAATCATAAGCATTTGAATCTGGTGTTGCGATACTAGTAACATTGATGAGTTCAGCTCTTGGTTCAAAGTTATTAATTACATCTTCTACTTTTCTTTTAAGAACATCAGCAACAATTGGTGTCACTGGTTCAAAGAGAATTCTACGAATGTCTGAACCGATCTCTGGATGAAAAGGTCTTTCATAAAAGTTTGTGTTGATCAAGTTGCGAACACTACGCTTAACTGCCTCTGCATCAGTCAACTTACTAATGTCTTTAGTTACAGGATGCTTAGAAAAGTTCAGATTAAAATCTTTATAGATCTGAGAACTTCTACTCTCGTTAGTAGCTTCAGCGTCCTTGAATGCAGATGGATTAACAGCCATTTATTATCTCCTCAATCTATTTATAACGAAAATCAAAGATTGTGAAACTCTCTATTCTTGATATGTTGTTCTTCAATCTCTTCTTTCGATTGTCCATAGTAAGGAACAGCATGACGCTTTTCAACCATGTAATCATTGATTGATTTATCTGCATAGTCTGTGGTTCTCCACAACTCGCCTAGAATTCTACCAAACTTACCCTCTGCATCCTTATGTGTTTTAAGAACAACTCCACCATCATCATCTAGCATTTGTGTGATGAATTCTTTTGCAGCAAGTCCATACTTCTTTTCTTCCAAATCTCTGGTGCGACTTTCTGGTGTGTCGATACCATAAAGACGAATGCGTTCTTTCTTTAACCAAACACCAAACCCTAAGTCAATATCTACATCAACCGTATCGCCGTCCACAATATGAACTACTTTACATCTATACTCATACATTGTTATCCTCCAGCGAATACATTAGGAGAACCAGCGGCAACTGAAGTGCAACCACTAATACCATCTCCTACTCTTCCCGCTCCTTTTCCATTTACTTTTACTGTTGAAGAACCAGAAGCGATAGGTGCAGAATGAGATGGACAAGGAACTCCTGGCAAAAGGTGTCCAGTATTATTATCTCCTTGTCTACTCCAAGGTATTCCGTTTACAAATACATTTGGACTTCCAGCTGCTCTTGTCATTCCAGAGCAATGTGCTACATCTGCATCGCCTATTCTAGTTGCTGCCGGCATATTTTCTTTCTCTCTTCATTAGTTCTTGTAACTTATCGTTATATGATTCCATGATCTCATGTTCTTCTTCCGTATGAGGATCTGGAATAATTGCTGGTTCAAATCTTATAAGATTATCAAACTCCATAGGAATGTCATTCCAATCATGGAACTCCATATAACTTACACCTTCTCTTATTAAATATAAACCTTTCATAATCGTTCCTTATGCCAATTGATAAAACTTACCGTAGTCTCTATATCTACTGTGATTCCAGAATGTAGCAATCTCAGTTCTGTTTCCAGAATCTTTACAAGATAGATGTATCCATGGCAGTCCTGTTCCTGTGTTTTTAAATTCTAATAGTAACTGATCGTGTGGAACATTTGCTCTAATCCACTGTGCAATTTCATAATACTCAGACTTACTTACTCCAGTAAATTGCATATCAGCTGCCTGTCCTCTTTCATGCTGAGACGTTCCTCTGGCTGGACGGAATGCATTAGTGACAAACATATTTGGATATTGATTCTTGATAGGATCAAGAGCATGAACCGCAAGTGTTTTAAGGTTATCAATAATTTTCTGTTGCGTTAAACCATGTTGTCCACCAGTAGGTATTGCAGTCTTAGAAACAACTGAATACTTAGATAGTTGTCCAAGATTAAAGTGAGTAGACAATTGAAGATTGTAGTTCACTCCACCAATATAGTCACCGTTTGCATCATAGTTTTCTGGTGGCGATTCTTCTAGTGAAGAAGAAGCAGAAGATGCTTCTGGTTCTGCAACATAGGTATTCTCTTGAGTATTATGTTCACCAACTTCATCTGGAAGTCTTGGTTGTGCGGTTAGTCTTCTTGTTGCAGCGGTAGCATTAATTGAACCATTGATAGAATTGTATGAGTAATCGGCAAAAGAAGTTGGACGAATTTGACCAGACTGAACTGCAGCAGCAATTTCCTCTGCGGTTTTTTCAACATCATCTCCAGCAAAGAATGCTCCGTCATCTGGTAAGTCTACAAATACTTTAGCGTCTAGAACCTCTGCTTCTTTTGGTGCATCAATTGTTTCTGCAAATCCATCTGTATCATATTCATCCTCTTGAATAGACCATGCCTTGATACCAGAAGCAAGAGTCCCACTATCTAGATAAACCATTGCGGGCGCAATCTTTACATCCGCTGTAGAGCGAGGAACGATAGGAGATATAGTTACCGCCTGTCTTCCATTCGTATTCAAATCAATAGTTGGGCCGTCAAGGTTCATTGCACCACCAGAACCAGCATTGAATGCAGCTGCGGTATCTAGTTTCATTGCACCAGTAGATGCGTGAGTATATGTTCCTTCTGTGTTCAGAGCAACATTACCAGTAATATTTGTTGATAGTGTTCCAGCGATTTCTTTAAGAACGTCACCATCAACAACCGTATCTTGATTACCTCTTACCACTGTGTTGAAGTTTGCGTTAGTAATGATCTGCATATCTGCGTCAGATTGTTGTAAGAACTTTCCAACAGAGATTTGAGACATAGTTGTTTGTGCTGTCATCTCAATAGATTGATTTGCAAACATACGAATATTTTGTCCAGCATGGAAATCAATATTCTTTCCAACATTGAACTTTAAGTTCTCATCTATCTGTCCATACATATTTCCACGAACATATAGATTAGTATCTCCATCAACATACACATTAACATTACCACGAACACGAACCTGTTTGTTTTTGTGAACAATCTCATAGTCCTCACCAACAATCTTAGTTACCTTTGTTCCGTCTGGATGAATCTCATAAAATGTGCCTGCACGATGATACTCATGTATTCTTTCAAATCCTGGCGTATCATCAAACTCTTGAATGTGCCCACTCTCAGTTTCCCTTACATGATTGAATGGATACTTTGGATTAGCAGGACTTTTAGGCTCTCCTGTCAAATCATCTACCGCACCCTGTTTTGCTTTAATAACAGGATGCTGATTCGTTGCGTCATTTACCGCAAGTCTATTTGTGTCTACCTCATTAACCCTACGAGGATAGAATGAGTTAGGATCGGAAAACCCCTGTAGACTATTTTCCGTAGATACAATAATTTCAATTTCGTCTGTCGCAGCTGGTGGGGTATCAAATACGATTCTATTTGCTTCTATAGTATATGCCATTATGCAATCCCTTTTTCTGCAGCGTATTCTGCAAGAGTAACAGTTCCGTTCTTTAATTTAGCGGGCGGTGATTTACCAAATGCTGCTGGGTAGAAGTGTCCACTGTCATTATCAATTTCATTTTCCAAACCATATGGAGCAAACGCTGCTCGTGCGACACCAGTGTAGTTAGATGTTCCTCTACTACCATCATCGTATCTACCGTCAACATAAATTGTTAAATCAATAGCGGATGCGTAGTTATGCCAAGATGAACCAGGCCGTGCAGCCTTTGGGCCTCCTGCTTGATAGTTACGATAGAGTTCTCTTTGTTGTGCAATACTTCTATATGAAAATGCGATATTACAATCATATCCATTTTCTGAATTGTCTGCGATAAACTTTTTAACCCCATCTGCAAACTTTGATCTAACACTAGGAGCAATTTGATTAATCTTATTTGCAATGTTAGATGCAAACCTAGAACCAGAGAAATCATTTGCGGTATATGTTGTTCCACCACCATAATCATTTGTATCTGTTTCAACATTGTTTGGTGAAGATGGAGCTTGATTTGATGGTTGTTGAACTTCACCATTAATCTTTACAAGAACAACTGCATCAGTTGTATCTGTTGGGGTCGAGAAGGAAGTTCTAGAACCGTCACCTTGAACCGTGACTGTGTTTATTTGTGGTGGTGGTAGAACTTGTTCGTCAGAATAATCAAATGGTGATTGTCCTTGCGGTGCTTGTGATGCAGTCTTTGTGCCAGGCAAAGTTCCCCATATCATTGGTTCTTGCATATAATCTGGATCACGCCAGAAACCAACAACCCAAGTTCCCTCAATCGGGCCTGTAGGAGATGAACCAATACCACCAGAAGAAGCAGAGTTCGCTGGTTGAATACAAAATGCCCATGGCAAATCTCTAGTGGGAATCTTTGTCTTATCTTCTGTGTGGTGTCCGAACACACGAACACGAACACGACCTAATGCCTTAGGGTCGTTGCGATCTTCAACTACACCAATCCACCAAATGAATCCATCTCTTCCCAAAGAATATACATTGTTTTGCGCCATAAAGAAAACCCCTTTCCAGTATTTATACCGAAAAGGGGTCAGTTGAGAGAGATTGAAACTTACTTATTCATTACATACATTGTAACTTCAAACCCGAAACGCATTTCTTCAAAAGTTGGTTTAGTCCACATAATGATTCTCCTTTCATATAATACTTAGATGATAGGAGCAATAATTCGTCTAGTGATTATCATTGTTATTGGGTAATGATTGGTCGGAGATGTAGGATTTGAACCTACGACCCCTACATCCCAAATGTAGTGCGCTACCAGACTGCGCTAATCTCCGGCAATAAACTCTTCTAGTGTGGGCCGTTCTCGTTTACCCAAAGTATATGCACGAAACTCAGACATAATCTTTTCTTTAGTTGCATTACCATATGCAAGGTTATACAACCGAGTCTGATTGTCTGAACCAGCTCTCCATACACGATGATCGTCAGAGTAGTCATAGAACCAATCGTGACAAGAGGCCTCATTAAAGAACTGTTCGATATTCATTACACCGTTCCTGGCAGGTTTCTAGTTGTGTCGATAATATCCTCGACTTCTTCTTTCGT